CATCAGTAGAAGATATTTTCTGCATAGCCATAAAGTTAGCTCTTGCTTCTCCTATATCATCTATGTGATCGTTTGGGGTAAATGGGGTAGTATCAGTTGTATCTGATGTTGTTAAAGACCAAACATCTGGTTTACCAATAGCTACATATACGCTATTTGCTCCGATGTCTTCCTTAAAATTCTCAGCGTTAACTGTTCTGAATTTTGATGTGACTATTGCTGTCATTTTCGTTTCCTCTAATCTATATGAACAAAACTGTTCACGTTATATCTATTTATACTAGTTGAACCCATGTTTTGTATTTGTGTGGATCCAAAATGTTCTAATTTACCATTCTGATCGTATAACCTTGCCGTTGTGTCAAACGGGGCTTTAAGCTCGAATGGGCTTGTTTCATCAAGTGTTTCACTTCTATCGTCTTTATGATTTAAATATAATATTAATATATTAGTTAAATCCTTAGCTCGAATTTCGTTATGAACTTGACTTCCTAATCTAATTTGTGGTTCAACAACATAACCTTGTCCAGCCTGTGTAAGACTAAATCCGTTTATGTTTTTATTACCATCTAAAGTTAATGTTGCAACTGCTTGTACGTTTGTACCAAGTAAAAGTCCATCTGCACCTTTTGCAGTTGGAGCATCGATGATTAACGTAGGAGCAACTCTATAATTTTTAGGTTCACCTTCAGTTATATTTATAGCCGCTATTTTACCTACGTTTGAATTGCCTGAAGGTGTTAAGAATAGTGTATTAAATCCTGAACCTCTATCTGAAATTGTTACGCCATTGACTCTTCCTTTAGCATCAATGGTAAGTGTCACGGCTGGGTTATCAATATTACTACCAGTACCATTAATAGTTACACTTGGTGCCGATGAATATCCAAATCCGGTCTGGGATATTTCTACTGTATCAATCAGACCATCTAGTTTTGTGAATGTCGCTGTTGCTGTTTTACCCTGGAATTTGTGAACTGCCCCAACCCCTAATCCTGTTAGACTAATTACTGCCCCACCTACTGTTGCAGATAAGGTTATAGCATTACCCACTTTAGTTTTAACAAAATAAGCTGTTCCAGATACTAAACCTGCTATTGCTGTTCCATCAGTTGTATATGTTAGTTGATCATTTGCCTGGAATACTGCTGCTTGTGGAGCAGTTAATGTTATAGTATTAGCTGATGTACTCACTATAGACGAACTTGATCCATCAAATATGTGTATTTCTGGTGCAGCGATTGTTGCAGTTGGTACTTGAAAATCTCTTCCACCATCTCCTAACCCAATAGAATTTATAGATCCAAATCCATCTGTACCAACTGCAGCACCCACAGGATTTGTTTTACCACTAGATCCATCTGAGAATGTAATTGCCGGATTGGCTATATATCCACTTCCAGGTTCTGTAATACTTGAAGTACTTATAACCCCATTTTTTAATGAGGTAGAAAGCGTAGCACTTTGATGGATATCTGCTGTAACCTGTGGTGTAAAAGCTGATGCAAACATTTCTACCAATACTGGTAAATCTTCAACACCAATTACGCCTGGTTGTATACCTGGCATTGCAGAAAATAATCTGGCCAGAGTACTTAACATCTTCTTATCGTTTACTGTACCAACATTAACAAAGTTTAATAGTAATAAAATCTCTCCAAAGAATTTAAACCCAGCTGGATGAACTAATCTTGTAAAAGCATCTGACCAATCTGAGATATTTTTACCAGTTCTAATTAAGTAACTAAATTTCTGATATCTTAAACTATCCTGTATTTTAATACCATCAGATAAAAATCCTTTATTAGATAAGAAAGCTCCTGACCCTTGATCCCAAACCCCAGAAGAAGGGATAAGTGTTTTATCGTAAGGTCTTTCTACTTCTACCACTTCATTAAATAATAATCTAAAGAAGATTTCTATACTATCACTTGATCCTCTTACTTTATAAAAGTCGATTATATTCTTATATAAATTTCGTTTATTAACTGTTACGTTTCTTGGAATAGCTGCTGCTATTTCTTTTTGCATAAACTCTAGATAGTTATCAGCGTTGCCATCAATATCCATAGCTTCTTCAATAGTGTTCATAACATTTGATGGACCTGGACCAACCCAGTTTTTAACCACAGTAGTTAATGTTGCTGTTTTAGAATTATGTGTGGATAAACCTGTAACGGTATATGTTTTACCTATCTCTGATACTTCGTTGGCTAATGTTCCAGGTAAGTCATTACCATTGGTTATAGCTACGTTAATTGCGTCTAAGCTAATGTTTGTTGTTGTTCCATCTGTATCAGTGATAACTAATGTAGATTCAGCGCCTGTTTCGTCTGTAAAAAATTCATCATTCTCGTTCTTTGGATCTGATATTCTGAATACTGCCTTATTATCTAAGACAACGTCTGTGAATGTTTTAGTTTGGGAATATATAAATTCCTCTAAATTCATAAACGTATAATATGATTTCATTAAAGCTTCAAGCTTAGAAGCATTTTCCAATATGTGTGATGGAACTAATTGCTTAAAGTTAATATGCTCTTTTGTCTTTTTCTTAGAAGACGCTACGGTTTCTACGTATCCTGGTGAGCTATATTCTGAATCGTGTGATGGCATTATTTAAGTCTTGGTGTAGTTGTATATCTAATTGATCCTGATGATCCACTTACTGATATTGTATCAACTTCAGGTGTAATTGTTACTCTTTGTTGATCAATAGAAAGTAATTGATCTCTTTTAGGTGCTAAGTCTAATGAATTAGGTACCACGGTTATTCGGATAGTTGTATTAGTAGATGGTGCAAAACTATTTAAAGTAATAGTTCCTTTGTCAACATCTATTTCACCAGCTGATGGTATTATAGTTACGTTAGAACCAGATACAGATTTAAATACTATGATTGTTCTTTTAGTAGAACCTGTAATTGGAATATCACCAAAGAAATGATCGTCTGTATCTCCTGCAATTTTAAATGCTGTAGAAGATAATATGTGTTTTGTAGAATCCCCTGACTGATAGAATGGTGAAGTAAAAGTTAAATTAAAATTATTGGTAGCTTGATTTGTAGTTGCCGCTATGTTTTGGAACATACGAGGTCTTACTGTACTATTCTGAATTGAAGGGTCTGCGTTATCAATACTTTTTAATAGTTGTGAATGCCTAAATACACCATCGAATTTATTTAAGTTATTAAAATTATAATCGCTGATTGTATCTCTTACAACAGATTGTAAATCTGAACTAGATCTATCTGTAAGGTTAGGATTATATTTAAAGAATACATCTAATTCTAAAAAGGTAAAATTAGGATCCAAAATTTCTGGGGTAATACTAACTACGTTCTTTCCTTTTAAAATTGTATCTTTAATTTGATCTTTTTCTGCTGTGGTTAATACAGTAGATGTAAGAGGTTTAATAGCTATGTAAGCCTTACCATAATCAGGTGGATCGTTATCTTCCCCGCCCCAAGTTGATATAGAATCTATATTTGTAAATGATTTTTTAATAATAGCAGAATAGTCATCAGATGTAACTGCTCTGTTTTGTGAGGTAAATGTTAATGGAGCATTGAATCGAATTGACTCAGTTGTTTCCGGGTCAACACCACCTGCTGCAGCTATTACTGTTGTAACTGTAATATTACTAAATCCATCAATGTTATCTACTTTAGTAAATGTATTAGCATTGTTTGCATCTTTACCATTTGTGAATATATAATCTAAAGTAACAATGTTATTATTAATAGGTTTATATCCTGTTACGCCATCACCAAAATATATTTCAAAGAATTCATTAGAATTTTCTTGTAAGTAATATGTCTTTGTTTCTGAATTAACATTCTTTAATGATTCGAACTGTGTATAAATGTCAAATGCTGTACTCTCTTCGTTATCTTGTACACGAACTCTAAGAGTAGAAGTATCTGCGTCTTGATCTGATATCTGGAATTTCTGATTCTCTATATCATTATCAACTCTATATTTTAAAGTTTTGAATGTTCCTTCTGCTATAGAAATATTTGAAAATGTAAATGTATTATTTGAAACGGTTGCTGTATGATTATCTAAAACAACAAATTGAAATTCTTCCCCAGCAGAATTTAATGTATTAAATTTTGTTCCTCTTTGGAGTGTAAGAGTTGTAGGAACACTGTCTTCCCCTGCCGCATTAACAACTATATCTACAATCGCTCTTGCAGATAATATAGATCTTGGAATATAACCTAATAATTTAGCACGGGTAACAACGTTGCCTCTTATCTGTGCTGAATCTAAAAATGCTTCATTTAAACTAAAGTGAGCATTCATTGCATTGTAATGTGTATTATATGCTAGAACATCTAGTAATACACTCATGCCTGATCCATCAAAGTCATAATCATTAAACTCTGATTGTGTCTTTAAGAAATTCTTTAGATTCGTTTTAATCTGATCGAAATCTAATTCTGTAACTTTTAAATTTGTTGCCATTTTATCTTAACCTTCTTAGTAATATCTCTACAGTATCATCTGTATCATTTTCTTTTATTAAAAACTTAACAGTCAATCTGTAAGCATTTTGATCTGATAGATCGTTTAGGCCTATGGATAATACCTTTACCCTTGGCTCATAATCTCGAAGAACCTTTTTTACGTTCTCTTTTATAGCTATTTTTGTGATAGCATCCGCTGGTTCAAATAATAAACCTCTTAAGTTAGCTCCAAGTTGGGGCTGGAACGGTCTTTCAAATGCATTTGTTATTAATAAGTTCTTAACAGCATTCTTTACAGCATTATCATCCTTTAACACGTTAATGTCTTTTCGTATTGGGTGCAGTAATAAAGAAAGATCTAAATCTCTATGTCCTTTATTTTTACTAACTACACTAGACTTCTTTTCGGTGGTTATTGACCAATCAGATTGTATTAAAGGTGATGTTTGCGTTGTCATATATCTATTTATACAGTTTTACCCGAGCTTTTTCTTTTGTTGTTCAACTTTAAGTTTAGCTGCTGTAGCTAAGTCATCTGCATCTGCATATTCTTTTTTGGCGGATTTAGCCTTAGTATACATCTCTTCAAGTATTTTTCCTTCTGAGTGAAATCCAAAAATAACTCCTGTTTCATTTAATTGCTTTGCTTGTTTTTTGGACATTTCTAATTCATTATAAGACTTCCACTTAAGATCATCCCAAGTACTTCCACCTAATTCAGATAATTGTACTCTGGTTTCATCAAAGGTTAAATCTGAATAAATTGATCGAAGAGCAAACCAGTGCGATTCAGGTACATTAGGAAATTCCAAAGCATCTGTTTTTTCCTGTATTTGCCTTCTTGCATTTGATAAAGCAAGAGTGATTACCCTTAGGTTCAATTCATCTTTATCTGGTTCAATAACAGGTTTTGGTTCTGGTTTCTTTGGTTCTTCTTCTGGTACTTTAGATTCTGCTGGAACTACAGTTGCAACACCATCAATTGTTTCTACATTTGGCATTGTGCTACATATATCTGCAGAATTAATAGTAGGAGGAAAAGAGTCCAATCCTAAAGAACTTATTAAACTATCTAAGTCTGGAACTGCTGATCCCATGCTTGCTTTTAGTTCTGCAATCTTTGTAGCTAATCCAGATGCAGATGTTATATCACCCAGCTTTAATAAATCACCTTGTAAGCTAGGAACTTCTGGTAAGACAGGAACAAAAGAACTAAGATCAGCTTTTAGTTCATCTACTTTACTTTGCATAGAAGCTAAACCATCTTTACCCTGTTCTAAAAGAGTATCAAGTTCTTTTTGTTTATCTTTTACGCCTTTAAGTAATGTATTTTCTGAACAACTCATTTTTACGTTCCAGTAGTTGGTGATGTAGTTTGTGCTGTTGCTGGAGTTGGAGAACTTGCTCCACCAGTTCCAGGAACCTCTGTATGTGTATGCTGTGTTTGTGTTATATTATTAACTGTTATCTCACCAGCATCGTACACGAGCGCTGCGGTAGCGCACGTAAGCGTATGCGTACCATCTATATCTTCTGTTAAGTTTCCAGTAGTACCAAACTTCATATTGCCACCTGAAGCAACTGCAAAGTCACTTACTGAACTCTGAGAATATTTACCACCGGCAAATAAGGATATATTATTGTAAGCTGTATTAGAATAGTTATTTGTTGTATTAATAACATAATCATTTCCAATAGTAGTTAATGCATCGTTTGTTATATTTAAATTTAAATCATTTAATACTGTAAGATTATCATTAATACCAATGTTAGTACTTCTATTTCTTTGTATCTCTGTTTCGTAATTACCACCAATCTTAACTTGTTTACTTCCTTTCACATTTATGGTATAATCTTTTTCTACTTCTAAATGATAATTACCGTATACTAATTGACGGACATCACCATCAACAGTCATATTCATATTACCTTTTATGTGGATATTTTTATCATTTAAGATAACTTCATAATCATCCCCAACTATTTTTACTTGTCTTGTTCCATCATTATATATTTCTTCGTATGTTCCAGACCTATGGGTTTGATTTATTCTCTCATTTCCTGGGGTATCATCTATTTCTAATACGTGTCCTGATTCTGTTTCGTTTACTTTATTATATGGATAACTAGGCTCATGTCCATTCAGTGGAGGTAATTGGTTCCAAGTTTGTTCTGCATAATAAGTATCTGCTTGATCTGGTGCAACTGTCGTAACCTTAGGTGGTACTGCAGTTTTAACAGGATCTACTGTTGAACCTTGTTCTCTTGTTTGAAATGAACTACCAGACTTATGTGTACTTTTTCTTGCTGACTTATTAACATCACTTTGGTCTATATACTCCCCACGAGGAAAAGAAGTAGCAGTGAATCCTAATGAAATATCTCTTTCAGAACTTTTAGAAGCTATACTACCCATAATAATAGGATCTTGAGCACTTGGTCCATCTCTAAAGAATCCAACTACCCATGAACCTTCCATTAATCCGTGGGGTGAATCACCTACGCCTGAGGTACCACTCGCTGTTGTTGGCATCATAACTGTTGCCCAAGGAAGATCAGTTGTTGGTAATATCCCTTTATCTTCTGTATGGAATCCAAAACACCTAACTCTACATCGATTCATTTCTTCAGGATCTGATCTATCCTCAACTACACCTGTGAACCATGCAAAGGCTCCATCTATAAACATATCATTACGCATCAACACTTACCTCACTTGAATCCCTTTGGATTGTTACTTTCATTTTATAATAATCATCAAAGGTATGTTCTACTCTTGTAACTAAATAATCACTTGAACTATATTTATCAATCATCACTGGAGGTAAATCTGCTCCTTCAATTGTTGTTGGTTTAACAGTCTTCATATTTACTTTTGAACCAACCTGTAATCCAAAGTCTCCATTCAATGCAATTAAATGTGTATTAAACCCCATTGTGTGTAAATGTGATTCTGATTTTAATATAGTAGTATAAGCTGGATTATGATAGTTTGAATGTGAATCAAAAGCTTTACTATTTAATGATATAAAATAATTCTTTCCTTCTCTTAAATCAGATAGCTTTCTATCTAAGACTTTATGTTCATCACTAAATGGTTTATTTGAATTTAATTTTTTAGGCTTAGATGAATCGTAATTAAAAAACGTTTTTTCATATTTCTTATTTGATATATCTAAAGAGTGAAGCGTGGCCGCGTACGCACCCGCACCAATATCATTTAACTTACCCATACCTAATTCACTTCCAAAAACTTCTATTCTTTGTCTTAGCTCATCATAAGCACCTGATGTTCCAATATCATGATCGAAGTATGGTATAAAATCATATTCTTCGTATGCATCTCCTTCATATAAATTTTCTAGAGAATTGAATTGTAATCCATCTTGAATAGTATCATAAAAGAAATATGGAGTACCATTATCGAATGCATTTTTTAATAACCAATTAATAGCTTGTATTGGTCTTATTGTTGGATATACACCTTTAATAATACCTTTTGTGTCAAGATTAAATGTAGCTTTTTTAACTTTTAAATCTTTTGTACATATATCTTTAACTAATTTACCTATTGAACCTTGAAATGATCTTTGTAATACTTTTGCCTGATTATTATATAACTGTTCTGATACAATTCTAAATTTGTAGAATTGTTTACCTGGACCAGATCTTACAAAATTAAATACCTCTGCAATAAATACGGTTATATCTAATTTAGAAATTGTTTCTTTAGTTCCACCAATTGGAGTTCTTTTTATTCTAAGCTCTATCTTTTCATTGCCACAGATTTTTTGTTCTTCATAAAAGTTAGCAGCATCTTGTATAAAGATTACTCCTTCTATAAAAGGGTGATTAAGATCTTCTATTATTTCTATCTTTTGAACAAAGGATTTTATATCAACAATTTTGCCTGCATTATTGTGGAACTTTACATGTTCTATTAGATAGGAATCTGGGGATACTATCCCGTCAGCGCCTTCAACGGCTCTACTACTTGTACTAGACATTTAATATTCTCTCAAACTCATCTGCAAATCTATCAATATATTTTGGATCAACCACTCTTATTCTGGATCTTTTCTCGTTTAATTCATTAACAAAAGATCGATTGGATTGAAAAGATAAATTGGAGGCTGCTTCTCCACCTTGAATGAATATTGCATTTGTTGTATATCTTTTTTCTTTATCTCCAGTTACAAAATAATGGTGTGGTGCTTCCGCATATTTGTATGCTTCATATGTACCAACAGAATCCCCAGACTTAGAACCAACTATTAACTCGGTACCTCCAGATACGGCATCTGGATCTCCAAGTGGTGCATTTGAATTTACATCTTGAATTATAAGTTGATTTAAATCACTATTCTTTTTCGTAAGTGTACCACTAAATCCAGATATAGAACCAGTGACTGTTTCACCTAAAGTAAATGCTCCATTTGAAACATTCGGTACTGATCCAGCTAAGCTATCTTCGAATTTAGTTATAATACCATCTGTGTTTCGAATGATAGACGGATTAGTTGTGATAGCATATCCTTCATATTCTGTTACCATATAATCAAATAAGTCTTCTTGACTCATTGGCCAAGCTCTCATACCATCATGTAATATATCATTTACAATAAAGAATGTCCAATAGTAATTTGGATTGTCGTATAGTCTTTGCGAAACTATATCTGGTCTTTCTCCGTTTTTGATTTCATAAAACGTATATGCTGAGGTGTTATCTATAAATTCCTGTAAAGGCCTTACACTTCGATATATGTTAACTACATTTGTTATAACCCCATTTCTCTCGAAGTCATATTGTACTTTAGGAAACTGTTTAAAAAATGCCATAATTTACCTCTATGAAGATTTACCAGTTGAAGAGTCTGCTTGATATGATCCTGGTCTACTATAATCATAGCTTGGATCAGATTCTGATGCGCTCTCTGTATACACATCGTGTCTTGTAAGTTGTTTTGTTTCTGAAAAGCTTAATGATAATTCCATTGCTGTTGGTTGTCCATCTATAAAGAATGAATTACTTTCCGGATTCATTGTTGCTCCAACACCGGTTAAATAACAATCGTGAATCATTGGCATGTATTTGTTTTCTTCTTCACCAATAAAGAATTGTATTTTAAATTTAGGTGGGTACTTCAAAGAGAATAAACCCTCTTTTTTAGGGTATAGATATTTTCTAAAGAAGTTTTCTATACGTCTAGAATCTTCTGCTTCTTCTTTTGATTCAGGTACCATTTTAAATGTAAATTCAAATTCCCTTAATGCTACACCTTCGAATGCTAATGCTGTTTGTGGGTTAAATGCTACACCTTGTTGCATTGCTGCCTTTGCACTTAGACCACCAATATCACCAGTTATACCTTCAATAGCTTTTAAACTCATAACAGTTGCATCTGCAGTTCCCAGACCTTCAAGAGCATCTTTCTTCCCACCTATGTTAGCTTTTACAGCCTTAGCAGCTGTTAATGCTCCTAAATCTACACCAGTATATGAAGCACCGTCTTTCACAGCAAAGCTTGATGGAATGAATAAGTGTATTCTTTCTAATTCTGTTGGATTAGGTTTATGCTCACCAGTAAGAGAAAAACCAATATGTGGCATATTATTGTCCGCATCTGCGCGTAATGATCTTGGAAAAGTTAATATTGAAGCCATATAAATACCTGTATAAAATTAATAATTATAGGTTTATTTATATGAGTTACAAAGGCAAATACACAATTAAAAACAAATCTAAATATGCAGGGGATTCTAGCAAGGTTGTATATAGATCTTTATGGGAAAGACAAGCATTTAGATGGTGTGAAGATAACCCAAATATCAAATTTTGGAATAGCGAAGAAGTAGTTATACCTTATAAGTATCAGGTTGATGGAAGAATACACCGTTATTTTGTTGATTTATTAATAGAAATGAAGAATGGTGATGTATATCTTGTTGAAATTAAACCTAAAAAAGATACAGTTCCACCTAAAACTAAAAGAAAAACAAAGAAACATCTAAGAGAAGTAACTACATTTATTAAGAATACAGATAAATGGAATGCTGCAGCACAATTTGCAGAGCATAAAGGATGGAAGTTCCAGGTATGGACAGAAGATACTTTAAAGAATTTAGGGATCAAACTACTAACTGGAAAGCATAAATAGTACTATGGCAAGTTTATTTGATACCCTACAAGCTCAAGCGTTCCGTGCAGGTGTCACGGCTAGAACGAATGCTAGTAAAAAATGGTTTCAAGCTAACGTTAAGAAATTAGGGCAGGTAAATCGTACATCTCTTTTAAAAGATGATGCATTAGAACCATCCTCTAGAAACATTGCTGGTAATATGTACATGTATTTTTACGATCCAAAGTATAAAGATGAATTACCTTATTACGATAGGTTTCCATTAACTATAATGGTTGAACCTGCAAAAGGTGGATTCTATGGATTAAATCTACATTATCTAAAGCCAACAGTACGTGCAGCATTTTTAGATGAACTAATGAAAACAGCGCCAACAAAGATTACAGATAAGAGTAGAATTAGAGCTAGATATAAATTGTTAGCAAGCAGTAAAAAATATAAAGAGTTTAAACCTTGTTTTAAACATTATTTAACAGAACATATTAAGTCTAAATTAGTTAGAGTTCCTATGTCTGAATGGGAAGTAGCTATATTCTTACCAACAGAACAATTTAAGAAGAAAGGTAAAGCAGCAATTTGGGCTGATTCGAATAAAATAGCCAGGAGCTAAGAATGAATATAGAGAACTTAAAATCGACAATAGCAAAGAAAGGTGGATTAGCTCCGTCAAATAGATTCAATGTTATATTTGCACCACCTGCAGTTTCTTTGTTAAACCTAAATGTAGAAAATATAATCGGGTCAGTTATTTCAGGTAACTTTAATGCTGGTAATTTATTAAACGATCCAAGAGATATATCCATACTCTGTAAATCAGTTACATTACCAGGAAGAACACTTTCTACATTCGAACACGACCACGACAGACAACAAAACAAATACCCATATACATTTATTGATGAGGATGTAACAATGACATTCCATCTAACAAATGATTATTATATGAGAAATATGCTTGAGCAATGGCAGTCAGGCATATTTAATACCGAATCATATGTCGCAGGATTTAAAAATGATTATTCTGTCGACGTGATAATCCAGCAATTGAACCAGAAGAATATTCCGGTCTATGGAGTTAAATTAGAAAAGGCTTATCCTGTTTCTTATGGATCCATTACACTAGATAATTCCCAGGAAAATGCTGTAAATGAAATGAGCGTAACTTTTGCTTACAATAAATTTGTACCTGAAGGACCATTAAGTTCTACAGGATCAGTAATAAGAAGCGCAATTGATAGTATACTATAGGAGATAAAATATTATGGCTTTGCCAGTAGTGAAAGGCTCTCGTTATACGACGATATTACCGTCGACCGGAGCTGAAATTGAATACAGACCTTATAATGTAGGGGAAGAAAAGCTATTAATGGTAGCTTTAGAATCGAAAGATCAAAAGATGATTATTCGAACATTGAAAGATGTTATGAAAGAATGCATATTTGATAAAGTAGATTTTAGTAGATTTACCGTTTTTGACTTTGAGAAATTATTCTTAGCTTTACGTGCTAAGTCTGTAGGTGAGATCGTTGATTTAGAACTTAAGTGTCAGGATACAGAGTGCAATTCCGTAACTCCAGTATCTGTAAACTTAGAAGAAATAAATCTATCAGATCTTCCAGAAAGTAACACTATTATCATAGATAATGATATAGGCGTTACGCTTAGATATCCTGGAATTCAGGATGTAGAAAAATATGATGAAGAGCATCTTCAGAAACCTGAAGGCGCATTTGATATGGTTATTGATTGTATTGATACAATATTTGATGAAGAAGGTGTTTATAATTGTAAAGATGAACCAAGAGAATCGGTTGAAGGATTTCTGAATAATTTAAGTTCAGGACAGTTTAAAAAGATTTCTTCTTATTTTGAAAAGATACCAACTTTAACTCATGATATAGAGTATAAATGTATTAAGTGCGGTAAAGAAAACGAAATAGAACTAAAGGGTCTACAAAGTTTTTTTACCTAGGCCTCTCGCATGATAGTCTTGTAAACCATTATAGGACTAATTTTGCAATGATGCAACACCACGGTTATTCGTTAACCGAACTTGAGGGTATGGTGCCATGGGAGAGGGAGATTTATATTGCTCTTCTGCAGGATCATATCCAGAAGGAGAACGAAAGAGTGCAACAACAAAATGCAAAAATGAGGAAATAAAAATGAATCAACCAACAGGACAATTCCAAGGCGACATGGATAGGAATGAGGTAGAAATTGATCTTAAAAAGTTTATGGCTATGGTCACCGAAATTGGTGAATTGAAACAAGAGATATTTGAACTAACAACAAATGACAGAAAAAACCCATGGCAAAAATGGGTGTTTGCAGCTAAGACATTAGACGCATGGAGAATTATACCAAGAGCATTCTTAGGTATTTACATGTATCTTTTATACTACGCTACATTCTGGTTTATGGAATTACCAGAACCAACATTAGAACAATCTGGTCTTATCAGTATCTTAGTAGGTGCAGGTGCGGCATGGTTTGGTCTATATGTAAATTCAGCAGCTAAAGAACACGGGGACACTAACCCAAATTAGGATAAAGAATGGCAGACGACGATAAAAAGAATCCGGCACCACCACAAAAGCCCATAGCAGAAAGAAAAGAAAAGCCGAAGAAAGAAGATAAAAAAGTAGAACAAGATACTAAGAAAGAGGTTATTACTACTAATAAAAATCTGGATGCTTTAGTCTCTGCCAATGTTTCTTCCGCAGCTCGAGCAGAAAAGAAAGCTGATGCATTATCTAAATCTGTAGATGCCCAAAAAGAAATCGATAAATTAAATGCGGCAGGAAGAACAAAAGATGCTGAGAAATTTCAAAAAGCATTAGACGAATCTGTAAAACTTTTAAAAGGTTCTAGGACGGATAAGACCATTGAGAATAGATTAGCAGAGTTAACGTCTATAAATGACCA